TATTTAAACCATAATCCATATGCTTACGAGCAAACATTTCATACATTTCTTTTTGAATAGTTTTAAACTCATTAGATAATTCTGGGTACTCGTGTTCAAATACTTCTATAGGAGTTGAATTTAAATTCGGTGGGAGTTTTTTATGTGTTGGTGATTTAGGTGATTTTTTACCTTTTTTAGCATTCATAATTTCTCTATCACTCATATCTGTAAAATATTTTTTAACTGAATCACCCATTAATTTGCTGTTCTAAGGAAAAATATTTATCTATTGCTGCTAATCTGTCATCAGCATCAACTAACATAGCTAATGCTTCTTCAGCATTTTTATAAAAATCTCCTGTTGTGTGATCACCAATACCAACTGCTCTATCACCTAATAATTCAAGTGATAACAGTGCTTTTGCTTTGTCTGCCATTGCAGACGTACGTAACATATCTATTAATTTGTTCATTTTAAAATTTTAGTTATTTCTTTTTTTTCAAACCCTGATGTCTCCAATATATGACGGATTTCTGTGGTATCCAACAAAGTTATATATTCTTTTGCTTCTGTTTTTGAACACTCCCAATATTCACTTAAGTATGTAAGTAATTCAGGATTTACTTTTTTAACCTTTGACTTAATATACTTATTCCAGCTATTATTTTTTGGGATATATTCTCTATAAATTGAATATATTTCCTTTTTATTTTGAGGCATTATTTTTTGTGTCTCATTAACTAATTCTAGGTAATCTTTATTCATAGACAAAAACCTATGAACCATATAGCTGTTCCAAACTTCCCAATCTTTATCAGAAAAGGTGTCTGGGTTAGATTTGATTGTATTTATTTGTTTAAGCCAATCAAATATACCTTTCATTATGCTAATTCATCTTTTAATTCTTCTCTTAATTCTACAGGTATACCCTCACCTAAAATTTTATTATTAGTTGGGTCAAAAAATACTGGAATAGGCATAATTGCATCGTTATCCGTTCCTGCTACAAATTTAGAAATTTTTCTTAAAATTACTCCTGATTGGAAAATACTTCCTCCGTTTGAATTTTTAATACCTTCAGTTGAATTCAGGTCAATGTTTGGTTGTTTTGGTTGTTCCATTTTTATTTATTATTTATTAAATTATTAATTAAACTCATTATGTTTATCTCTTTATCTATTCTAAAATTAGCTTTATATTGGTGCTCATTAATTAGAAAAGCAGCTGTACCTGCTTTACCAGGAAGATATTTATCAGCTTTATCATATAAAAACCTAAATACTTCTTCAAAATCATCAATATTTGAATCAGCGATAATTTGTCTAATAGTATTAAATTTTGGTTTGTCTTTTTTTAATTCATCTAATATAGCAGACAAATAACTAGTACTTACAAGTAGAGAATCATCTAGTGTTAATTTGTTCTCAATATTACTTGCTTGCACAGTGTTTAGCATTTTACGTAAGTCCGGATAGAACTTATTTACAATTTTACCAATGGCAGTTGGTTCATAACTTATGCCTTCACTATCACAAATACTAGCTATATGTACTGCAACCTCTTTTTTAGTTGGAGGGACAACTTTAATAGTTTGACACCTTGATTGTAAAGGGTCAATAACACGTTCAATATAATTACAAGTTAAAATAAATCTTGTTGTACGTGAAAATGTTTCAATAATGTTACGAAGAGAAGCCTGTGCTTGAATAGTAAGAAAATCAGCTTCGTCTAAAATGACTACTTTAAGTGGTTTAAAAGAAACGACGCTTGCAAATCCTGATACTTTCTCACGAATGGTTTCAATACCCCTCTCATCCGAGGCATTAATATAAAGGTGATCACAATCAAGTTTATTAACAATTAATTTAGCTAATGTAGTTTTGCCTGTACCAGCAGGACCATAGAACAAATAATTTTGTATATCATTATTATATAGTTGTCCTGCTATAGTAGATTTTAAACTACCATTACCAACATAATCTTTTAATTCGGTTGGTCTATACTTTTCGTTTAATAAATTATTAGTATTCTCCATATATTGAATATGTCTTTTGTTTAGGTTCCTCTAATTCAATTTGCTTAGTTGAAATGGCATATAATTCACTACTTAATGGTGCTAATCTATATTCACCTTTAAATCCAGTTCTAACCATATATGCTTCTAGTGTATCCGTTAGTGTTTTATGTACTGGACCTTCTGGTTCATTTGCAACTAATCTCCATTTATCACCAGGCGGTACTCGCCTGGCAATTAAAATGTTTTCTTCTTTTATTTGTATTTTACTCATATCTATAATATACGAACCTTTTTAAAATTGTCCAACTGGTCTGCCTTGGTTAGCACCTAAGTTTCCTGTTGTTGCATCTTGTAAAATTCTCATTTTTTCCTCAATACTTTCTTTGTCTTGAGTAATTGTACATTCAGTTAATAATACTGTTCCTGCAACTGATGCCGCATTTTCCAGTGCTAATCTAGTAACCTTAGTTGGATCAATAATACCTGCATCTTTCATATCAACAACTTTTTCATTCTTGATATCATATCCTGCCCAATGACCATCACCTGAATTTACTAATTTGTCTGCTAATATTCTACCATCAACTTCATTGTAACCAGCATTAATTAAAATTTGGTTAAATGGTTTAGCACAAGCTTCTAATACAATTCTTGCACCTGTTGATTCAGCTGATAATCCTGATGAAGCATATAATAATGCTGCTCCACCTCCAGGTACTACACCTTCTTCAATAGCTGCTTTTGTTGCATGTAATGCATCGTCAACTCTATCTTTCTTTTCTAACATTTCTGTTTCAGTGTACCCACCAACATGAATAATTGCTACTCCTCCGACGAATTTTGCCAATCTTCCTTGTAATTGTTCTGTTTCGTACGGGGTTTGGGCTTTCTCGATTTGCGATTGTAGTTCTTCAACACGTGCTTCAATTGCTTCTGCTCCTCCTTTTCCATCTACTATTGTTGTTTGTTCTTTAGTTACTGTTGCTGTTCTTGCTTCACCAAACCAATCCCAGCTGAATTTGTCTAGTTTCATTCCTTTTTGTTTATCAAATACTTTACCACCAGTAGTGATTGCAATATCCTCTAAAACTAATTTACGTCTATCACCAAATTCAGGTGCTTTAACAGCACATACATTAATTGTACCTCTCATTTTATTAACAATTAAAGTAGCTAATGCTTCATTATCAATATCTTCAGCAATAATCAACAATGATTTTCCTTGTGATGATACTGCTTCTAAAATAGGTAATAATTCTTTAACTGAATTTAATTTGTGATCCATAACTAATACAGCAGGATTATCTAAAACACACTGCATTGTGTTATTATCGGTTACAAAGTATGGTGATTTAAATCCTCTATCAAATTGCATACCTTCTACTGTTTCAAGATAAGTATCTCCAGTTTTAGATTCTTCAATGTGTACTACACCTTCTAATCCTACTTTACCTATTGCTTGTGAAATTAATTTTCCAGTTTCTGGATCATTGTTTGATGACACGGTAGCAATTTGTTCTAATTGGCCTTCTTCTGATATATCTTCTGATATGTTCTTTTTTAGGTTTTTAATAACGGATTGGACTGTTTTATCAATATCCCTTTTAATTTGAACAGCGTTTTCATTATTATTTAAAGCATCTAACCCATTTACTACCATATCTCTAGCTAGTAATGTCGAAGTAGTAGTTCCATCACCAGCTTTATCTGCTGTTTTTACTGCTGCCTGTTTAATTAAAGTAACTCCTAGTTCTTCACTTGGATCATTTAATATAACTGATTTTGCTACAGTAACACCATCTTTTGTTGATTGTGGTGGTGCTCCTACTCCTTTAAAGATAACAACATTTCTACCATTAGGTCCTAAAGTTGATACCACTGCATCTGCTAATTTATTAATACCCTTTACAAGACCTGTTCTTGCATCTCTACTATATTTAATTTGTGTTTCCATATTTTAAATGTCTGTTAAGTTTTCTTTATCTTCATCTGTTAATTCTGTTTCTGCTAATGCTCCTTCAACAGTATGTTGAACTTTAGCTAAAATTTGGTTTTCAGGTCCAACATAATATTCTTCACCTTCAAAAGGTAATTTTGTAAAACCCTGAGTTGGTAATACTACCAAATCTCCAATTTTAACTTGCATAGGGATATGATTACCACTAATTGTGAATCTACCAGTACCTACTGCTATAACTTCACCAAATTCATTTTTTTCTTTTCCCATGTCAGGGACAATTATGTTTCCATAAAGTGTTTCTTCGTTTTCGATTGGTTTAACAATAACCGCGTCGAATAATGCTTCAAGCTTTTTCATTAATGTAATTTTTAATATTTGATTCAATTGTTTTATAATTGCCTAAAAAATCACTTAAGGATTTATGAGACTTTTTGTTATGTAACTGTTCTTTAGTTACCCTTTCTAATGCGGTTCCAAAATCAGAATGAAAGGTAAGAGCTTTAGTATAAGTTTTACTCTTCCCTGTCGACCTAAAATGGTTAGCATTGGATTTAATTTTAATGTTAACTGTATAACAGTTTTCATCTTTTGTAATGAAATAAGGTTCCAAACTCTGGTCCTCAATCATTGTAAGTGATTTTGGTTTTCTTGCCATGTGTGTTATCTATTTATTTGACGTAAATATACGAAAAAAACATCGCTAGGACACGTTTTTTTGTAATTATTCTTACTTTATTTTAATAGATTTTGGCTTAGCATCCTCTGCTAATGGGATAAAGATTGTCAATAAACCATCAACCATTTCGGCTTCAGTTATTGATAAATCAAATTTAGGGGCTATCTTATATCTTAAATCAAAAGATTTTTTAGATAAACCGTGATAAATATACCCTTCGAAGTCATTTCCCTTGTCTTCTGGTTTTTTGTAAGTGATTTTTAAAATATCTCCTTCAGTATCAAGAATGACGTCTTTTTTAGTTAGCCCAGTACAGGCAACTTCAAAATGAAGTCCTCTATCATCGTAAAAAATATTTAATGGATGTGGTTGTTTTGAATTTAATGCTGGTGCGAATTGATCTTCAGCATTGAAGTGGTTCCTAAATAGGATGTCGAAAGGACTTATGTGCCTCTCTAAGATTTCTAATGTACTCATATCATTTGTTTTTGTGGAGCCGAAGCTTCCGGTTAATTTAATTTAAACATAACAAGTGCCCTAGCTAAATGTTTTGTTCTATTATACATATATAATAATAAAGGAAAATCGCTATTCCAAGCTATCCTTTAATTTTTTTTCATCATCTTCACTCATAAATGCTGACCATTTTCCCTTAGGACACTCAGCCGACATTGATCTTATTTTTAAAGACAATATACAACCACAATCTGAACAACAAGGTTGAGAACCTGGAACTACACAATGTGTTCCCACATGGTCTACATACTGACATGAATCACAGATTCCCCATCTTATAGCTGCTACTTCTTCAACATCTTCTTTAGTAAATACCTTATTTTTAATACCCTCTAAAATAGAAGGCATATTACCAAAAGCATTTATTAATTTATTAAATCTACCCATTATTCTGCATCAAAGAAAAATATGTGGAATAATCTTGATGAATTAATGTCCCAACCAAAATAATCTGTTGCTGAATGGATTAATTTTGCATCCCATATAACTAATCTGTTAAATACATTTCCAACTGTATCAACCATTTCATATGGTGTTCTATCAACAAAAGTTTTACCATTAAAAGCCTCATGAATGTTTTCTTCACCACCTCTTAATTTTGTTTCTCTATGTTGAAAGAATGATGTTCCAGTTGCTACAGGTGCATTTGGAGTCATATAAATACATGCTGCCCATGTTTGTTCATCACAGTGATAAACTAAAGGGGTTCCTGCTTTATTTGATTGAAATCTACCATTCATAGTATGTCCTTCCCATTCTGTAATTTTCATACCTAAAACTTTTTCAAACTTTTCTTTAGTATTATCAAAGAAATATTGTTTTCTTGTTCTGTATCCTAGATAACCTTCATCATCATGATACCATTGGTCTAAGGCAAAATCCCTTACAGCATAAGGGTCATCGTAAAAGTTTTCACAAACAAAAATTTTCTTGTCTGGGGAGGTAACTTTAAATTGGTCAGAATTAATGTGTCCGTATTCTGATTGCGGGTCTGAGTCGTATATGTTCATAATTTATTCGTTTCTTGCTATATAATAATAACTATTAATGTTTTCTGATTGAAATACTAATTTCATCATTCCTTTTATTGATATTTGTAATGTTGCCCCATCCATATCTTTATTAGCATTTAATATATCTTTAAAAATACTTGAATTAAATGGTAAATTAATATCATCTTTTAATATTTTACCTTGGGCTTGATATGTAATTTTATTAGAAAATCCGGTATTATCGCCAAAAATAAACTCGCATATATTATTACCGTCAAAATCTGATGTTGTTGTAATTAACATATTATCTACATCAGCTAACGCACTTTTAGCTTTAATTAAATATTCAACATCTTCTTGAGATAAATTTAATTCAATTTCATATTGCTCTGGGTCTTCATACCATGTTGTTTTTGGTAAAATTAATGGGTCAGCCAATGAATAGGTTAAATCAAAATTAGAATCAGCAATATGCATCTTAGTAGATATTGTTTTCATTTTTTCTATAGTTAACAATAAATCTCCATTCATAATATTAACTAACTTATTTAATTTGTTAGTATCAAATACTCCTAATTCACCATCAGCTAAACTAAAATCATTTAATTCAACCATACATACCCTACCCTTTTCACCTGCATATATTGTTAATGTATTATCTTTAATTCTCCATTTAACTTGGTTATTTAAACCATTTAAATAATACTTTGATATAACACTTTGCAAAACATTTTTACTTATCATATAACTATATTTTTATCTTTAATTAATTTACTTGGACTAATACCATTTTCACATCTACTACAAATATCATATGTAGTTAGTGGTGGTGGCATTAAATCATCATAAGATTCTTCTAATATATTTCCTAATATTTTTTCTAAACTATAATCCTGACAACATACGGAAAGATCTCCGTTAGGCAAACAGACTTGATGATAAACGTGTTCAATACAAGCACAAGTACTTGCTCCTTTAACAGGTGCATGATTTACTCTATCCATTATTTTTTCTAAAGCGGGTTTCATTGTTGCTTCACCAATTAAATTACCTGCTCTATTATAGAAAGGTGGAATATGAACTTCAGGCCATAAATCACTACAAAACTCATGTACTGGACCCATAGACATAATATAAAATGCTTGAATATCGTTTTCTAATTCTTTAAGCCTTTCAAATACTTTTCTTAATCTTGGTGTAAGTGGATGTTCTGCTATTCTTTCTGCATCTGGTAAATGTAATGTAAAACCACCATTTGGACCCATAGCCCAAGGCATATCTTTTAACCTTTCAACATCATCTAAAGTCATACCTACTCCAGTTGTAAATGCGGATAATGGGTGTCCTTTATAATGGGCATATTCTACCATTTTAGTACATTCTTTATTTAACCAAGGTTCAGTAAAACCAGACATTGTAATTCTTACCTCTTTAGGTATTTTATCACATATAGTAATAAAATTTTCTAATGATAATGTTTTTGGTTGTCCTTTATGAGCATGATAAATCTTTTCTAATGTCCTTTGGGGACAATAAGCACAGTTTATAACGCAACCCTTAGGTGAAATGGAAGTTGTAAACTCCATCGTAGGCCATTTTGATGTTCTCCAATAATCTTTTAATGTGCTCATATTACTCAATATACGAAATTTATTTTATATCTCAAAGGAAGATAATGCATCCAGATGAGGGTTTAAATCTAAACTCCATTCTAAATCGTTAAAAAATCCTTCTAATTTATTTAATAGTATTGAATCAAATACTTTTTGTCTATCGGCATAAATATTTAAAAAATCTTTAATTTTATCAGGCATATCATAATCAAAAAATGCTAAACCATCTATTTTATAGGGGTTATCTTTTAAATAAATCCATTTTACTTTATCAGCCATAGTAATTAAATTATGCTTTCTATCTAATTGCCATAATTTTAATAAATCATTATAACGAATAGCTGCTCTAACAGGTGCTGGTGCTCCTTTTAATATTTCAGTAAACATTTCACCTGTTCTTGACCTACCTGAGTATTTATCTAATTTTTTAACTGATGTTGGGTTTCCTAGTTTTGTTAAGGGTATACTACCACCTAATATTTGTTTTTTAAATTCTTTAATTTGGGATAATATGTTTGGTTTTTCTCCACCTTTCAATACTTGTTGTAATATATCATTAAAGAAATCTCCTAGAATAGGTGGAAAATTTGCTTTCATAAACTCTAAACCTTTAATATCTAGTGTTTCTTTCTCAATACCTTCTTGTTTAGTAATCCACTGTGCATAACGTCTAGTTGCTCTAAAATAAGCTGAACGTATAACACACTCAGTTTTCATTTCAAGTCTATGCTTAGTGACATTAAATGCTTCACGAGCTAATCTATCATAATCTTCATTTATAATATCTTGATAAGCTAAAGCTATTTGTTCTAACTTACTATCTTTATCTTTATCATCATATGATTCAAAATCAGGATATAAATGTTTTAGTATTGGTTCAGCATTAAAATAATTTGAATCCGTATCAACATAGGCACAGTAGTTCTCATCATCTTTATCACATATCCACCAAGGAGTATCTTCTATATGTTTCATCTATATTCTTTTATATCTTTAAAATTTGAACCTGAGATAATATTAATATCATTTTTTAATTGATTTCTAACTTCATTATATTCAAATATCAGCAATGATGCTTTCCTAAATTCCTTATCTGTAATGCTTTTATCTCTAACTCTATTTTCTAGATCCCATAACATACGATTTACTTTTGACAACTCCAAAAATAATACTTTAATTTCTTTACCATTTTTAGTAAATAAATCTACAACACCCGGATTTAATGTTAAAAATTCTAGCTCTACATTAGCCAGGTTTTCAGGGTCTTGCATGTTCAATTTCTTTATTTCTAAAATTGAAATTCTATCTAATAATTCACCATTTGATACTTCTATTTTCATTTAAAATGTTCTTTCACCTGGTAATGGTGGTACTGTTACTGGTCGATTTCCTGCTGAGTCTATATCAATCCTTTCAGTAACTGCAACTCTAAATTTAACACCTTTAACTTTAAATTCCCCACCTTGTTTTAGCATTTTTTTAAAGAATTTTGTTTGGTTTTCATTCCAGTCTTCACTTAATTTAATTATTTCTTCTTTAGATAAGGGTTCCTTACTACTACCTAAATATATGGTTTGATTCGCTCTAATAGATTGTCTTTTTAATGTCATAGTTTTAATTTTATTTCATTTTTAATTACTTTATTCATATGCCTGTTAGCACATAAAGCACTTTCCTGGATGATTCTCTGTCCAGATAATGTAATAGCTTCTGATAATATTACATTACCATATCTAAAACTACCTAATGCTGTTGCTCCATATAAACTATTAAGCAAAATTTTCATTGTATACTGCATTAAATAATTATATTCACCTTTTACTTTATCTTTAGCTTGATAAGCGGCTTTCATACGTCCTTTATAAATAACACGTTCTTCAAACCATTTTTTAAGAATTGTAGATAATACTGACTCTCTATTTGTTTCAAAAAATACACCATTAGCTGATATAGCTAAGTTGTTTTCTTCAATCATTTGGATTAGTTTTTTAACAGGCACATATGCTTGCTTTCGATTTTTATTTTCAACAAGTAATTCCTCTTCGGGATCACGTTCTTTTAAATCGTTAAGTGCCAATCTATTGTTACGGTCATCTGCATCTATAATACGACCCTTGAGAGTTTCTTTACCTATATTAATTGACATTATTATAGATGGATATAGCGATGTTAAATCCTCATCAAACATATACTTGTACAAACCTGCTTTAGGACAAAATAAATAACCACCAGCATAATTTTTCTTATGAATTGGATGTTCATCTCTTCTAGGTGGTATAATTCCTTGGGAAAGTAAATAGGCTGAAATGGCACCATCTTGTGATACAGTATTAGCATAAACTTCACTATAATTGTGTTTGCCTTTATGTGATAAATTTTTAGTTAAAGCAATGTATTGTAATTTTTCATCTAATTTTTGAAGTATTTCAACATCAACAAAATTGTACTGAATAAATTTATGAATGTCAGTTTCAAATAGTTGATCCAAATTACCTTCATATTCAACCTTACCCATCCCAACATACTTCTCACCAATAGCATCTAATTTCCAACTTGGTTCATCTTTCCAACTATATTTTTTATGTAAACGAATATAATCAAGTGATTCAACTCCTACTATTTCAACAAACTGATTACGTTTATACCACCATTGGTTGCCTTTTTTACAATTTACTTTACCAATAGGAGATAGATGATTAGCAAATTCTTCACCTATTGTATTACACATTCTATAGTATAAATAAGGTATATCAAAATAATCTGAATTATAGCCTATTAAAATATCTGGGTCGATATCTCTAATATGTTCAATAAATTTACCTAATAGTTCGTTTTCTGTTCTACAAGGTATAATTTCTTTGTTTTTTGCTTTAGTATGTTTAAGTTGGTTCTTTTTATCAAGAATTAAGATATGCCAAGTATCGGGTGTTTTATCCCACCAAGCTATAGAAGTAATAGGCATCGGGGCACTTTCAATATAATCTTCAGTCAAAGCACCCCCAATTTCACACTCAATATCAAAAAATACTTCTCTATGACCAGTAGAAGGAGTATCATCAATCCCATATCTTTCAATAAGGAATTTTTGATATGGTTTCATATCGTGGAAATGAATGTTTGTTGTTGATTTATCCCACTTATACGTTTTGCTTAGTTTTTCTCCATTAATGCCTTTTAATTTACCATTTGGGTCTTCAACATAAGCTGGATTCCACCATTCTATTTCATCATAGCCTGCTTCGTCCCAAAGATGTATCTTAAATTTGTTTTTTCCTAAATTAGTAGCATAACATTTTTTATAACTCATTCTGGTCTTATGGTTGATAGTATTTCCATTAAATCTTCTACTTCGAATTTACATAATTGTCCTTCACATAAATCCTGACAGCACTTATCGGTATTAAGGTAAATAAATTCTAATGATTTATCAACCTTTTCCCATTGTTCTTTAGATAATTGTTTCTGACTCATAAAATTTCTCTAACTCGTCATCACTAAAGAACTGACTTAAATCTGGTCTGAAGTAATTAATATTTTTCATTACTTTTTTGTCTCTTGTTCTATATACAATATACCGTCCTTCCTCAAGTTTTTCAAAATGGCAGGCCTCACCTTGTTCCTTACTTCGTTGGCTGACGGTGAGTATGGCCTCTTCTTCAGTTTTACAAGCTTTTGA